AGGATGAATAGAAAAAGATTTTTATTATTAATATTTTTAGTATTATTATTAATACCTGGTATTTTAAGTATAGCATTTGCAGGTGAACAAATATTGCATAGTAAAATTAAATCAATATCGCCAGAAAAAACTGATGGTCAATATTGTTTTGTTAAAGTACAAATTAAACAAATGGGTGATACCATTGTTAAAGAAGAAATTTTGGAGTGTGCTGATGGTAAAAAAGGTATCGAAACACCAGGTTATTGGGAGTTATTTGCTCAGTTTTATTATAGAGATATTTCAGCTCCAGAATACTGTAGGTTCTATAGTAGACCTAACCACGTTTTTAAGTCGTTCGGAAAGACGTGTTTAAAAGTGAACGGTGAATGGGAGGTACAATGATTAAAAATCTAATCATTATCGCTCTTATAACTATTGTTGTAACTCAAACCGATATTGGTTTTACTGATATTTTGAACTATGTTCAATTAGGGCTTGACAAATTACAAGAAATAGTATATACTATGAAAAGGAGTGTGTAAAATAATATGATGAAACAAATGAAAATATTATCAGTATTAGCAATGTCAGTATTGCTGACTAATTGTGCTGGTAATTATAAGATAAAGAAAGAGTCAGGCAACAAAGTTGTTGATAGTGTACCAAAATGGTATATGGCTGACATAAACGAGTCGAAAGCGTGTGAAATCAAAATGTTTGGCAAAGACAAAGATAGACAATGTATCTATGGTGTTGCCACGGCAGTATCACCAGACTTAAACCTTGCGATTGAGAAGGCAAAAATGCTTGCTAAAAGTGAACTTGCTGATATAATCAAAGGTGAAATGAACAAAGAGTCAAAACAATTCATAACTGAACTTGGTAAAACAAATACTAAATCAGTTGTAACTGAAGTTGAGTCTGTATTAGTAAATGTTATTAAGAACACAAAAGTGAGAGGATATGAAATCTTTGAACAAGATGTTACCTTAACTAAACAAAACTATTACCGTGCTTGGATTGGTTTAAGACTTCCTTTAGGTGAGTACAATAAAATGTACAACTTCACTATTGAGGAGGCTGTTGACGCCTACAATTTAAAAGAGAAGGCAAACATTGCCTTTAACAATCTTTTAAAAGAGGAGAAATCAAATGAAAATAGTAATATACAGTAAAGATAACTGTACATATTGTACCAAGGCCAAAGGACTTGTTAAAAATCTTGGCCTTGAATACGAAGAAAGAAAATTAGAATCGTTTGAGTCTATTGATATGATGTTAGAGGATATTGGCAAACAAGTAAGGCAAATGCCACAAATTAAAATAGACGGCGAACTAATCGGTGGTTATAATCAACTTGTAGAATATTTTGAAAAACAAGGGAAAGTAAATTTTAAAGGTGAAATCAAGTAGTAGTATGGCAAACGACAAGATTATACAATTTCCTAGTGATAGGATTGTTAACGATAGAAGTAGAGAACTTGACGCTCAAAGAAAAAAAATGGGCGAAAAAGTTGCTAAAGAAATACAGAAACAACAAACTAAACAATTTGTTGAAACTGCTGTAGATGATATTAGTATGAATCTATTAAAAAGTTTTGTTGATTTAGCAATGAAAACTAATAATCCTAATTTTACAAAAGACCTAGCATTATTAGTTGATGTAATGCGTGGTATGATTTATAGAGATTTCAGTATGCCACATCCTGCTCAGAAATTAGCAGATAAGATGGTTAAATTAAAAACAAATCAGGCAGGTACAGTATCAGCAAAATTAGATTATGCTGATGTATTAGAGAAACCCTGCTATGACAAAACCTATTTCAGGTGATGTTAAAAAAGAATTAAAGGATCTAAATGATACACTAGGGTTTTTTGAACCTGATGGAGATTTAGATGACTAAAAGAATTGCTCAAGCAATCGCCGTCCTGGTTGTAAAACGGTCAGAAAGAGAGGGTTTAAACAATGTTTAAATTTTTATTTAATAATAACAAAGAAGAAGGAGATATAGTTATGTCAAATACAAAACTATCTAAAACGCAAAAGATTAAAAATCTTTTCAATAAAGGTGCGACAGTTACTTGGAAACAATTAAGAACTGTTTACGACCTAAGATCACCAGCTGCAATGGTTGGTAAATTAAGATTACAAGGTATGATGATTTATGAAAATAGATCAAAAAAGACTGGAGTATCTTTTAGAGTTGGTACACCATCAAAAGCGATTATCGCTGCTGGTATTACTAAAGTGTTCGGTAAACAAGTATCTTACTCAGCATAATAACTAAAATAAGTATAGGGCGCTTCGGCGCCCATACACAACACAGAATATTATGGATTTAGAACACGGATTATTACTAGGATTTATAGGTTGTACAGTAACCTTTGTAGGTTTCTTTATAGTATTTTTGACTATAAATTATAATAAGAAAAAAGAATTGAAAAAATTAAAAGATATTGAAGATGGAAAAAAAGGACCATTACCAGATATCTGGACCAGATAGATATACAGTATGAAAATTAAAAAATCAGAATACCAAGACTATGCTGATTGTATAAGAAGCGATCAAGTATCAGCGGCAGGTGTTATGGATTTATTTAAAGACAAAGAATTTTATAAATGGTATAAAAAGAAATACTTATGATATTAGTTGACCTCAATCAAGTGTTAATATCAAACCTGATGGCACAGGTAAGAGGTAAAGCAGATGTTAAACCTAACAAAGAAATGATTAGGTTTATGGTACTAAACTCTTTAAGAGGTATCAATGTAAAATTCAAAAAAGAATATGGTGATATGGTACTATGTTCAGACGCAGGCGATCCTTGGCGTAGAGATTTTTTTCCATTATATAAACACAGTAGAAAAGCTGCTAGACAAGATGGTCCTTTTGATTGGGATAACATCTTTAAAATTATTACAGAAATTAAGAATGAAGTAAAAGAAAACTTTCCATACAAAGTTATGTATGTTGCTAATAGTGAGGCAGATGATTTAATTGCTACAATTTGTAAACTACAAGAAGAAGACAAGTATTTAATTGTATCAGGTGACAAAGACTTTATTCAACTACATCATTATGGTAATGTGTATCAATGGTCGCCTTTATTAAAAGGTTTTATAGGTGAACAAGAGGATCCTATCAAATTTTTAAGAGAACAAATAATCAAAGGTGATAGATCAGACGGTGTACCTAATATATTAAGTGATGATGATGTATTTCAAAAAGGTGAAAGACAGAAACCTATTAAGAAGGCACAACTAGAAGAATGGTCTGATATAGATAACATACCTCTAGGATCACAAACAAAAAAGAACTACAATCGGAACAAGAAACTTATTGACTTGTCCCAAATACCAAAAACGATAGAAACTAACATTATAAATACATATAAGAACTATAAAGTAAAAGACAGGTCGCAACTGTTACCTTACTTCATAGGTAAAAAACTGAAGACATTGATAGATAAGATTAATGACTTTTAAATTGGAGATATTATGGCTATAACAAACGCACAAATACAATCAGGTATTGGTAACGAGGGTTCAGGTGCTCCTACCGTACACGAGATTTTTACAAAAATCAATAACGCTAAAGACAAGACTCAAAAGATTGCAATTTTAAAACGATATGATAATCAGGCAATGAGGCAACTTTTAAAAGCTGCTTTTGATCCTAAAATCAAATTTGATTTACCTGATGGCAATCCACCTTACATTGCAAATGAGGCACCTGCTGGTACTGAACACACAAGTTTAGCATCCGAGGCTAAAAAACTATATCATTTTGTAGTTGGGGGAAACAATACAATAAACAAGTTAAAAAAAGAAACTATGTTTATACAGATGTTAGAAGGATTACACGAACAAGACGCTGAAGTCCTAATGGCAATTAAAAATAAAAACCTTAATAATATATACAAAGGTTTAACATCAAATCTAGTTAAAGAAACATTTAATTGGACAGACGATTTTACTAGAATCAATAAGTAAAACCACACATTTATAGGGGTGTTCACGCTTTGTTCTCATAGCACACCCCTAAAAACCCTTTAAAATCAACACTTTTTATCGCTTGACTTTGTGCTATAAGTCTGTTATTATAAATAATATGAGAAAACAATTTTTATATTTATTTTTAGCATTTGTATATATCTGGTCGTGGAGTATATTTAATGCTTTAAAAGCAGATGAGAGAGTACAAACAACGACAGGTCATATTATCGTAGAGACCGTTAAGGGTACTGATATAGACCAAATGAAAGTATTAGAAGGCGAACTACAAAACTTAGCACATAAGTTTGCTTTAGAGATCATACCTATCATAGAGGCAAGTTTGCCTTTAATTATGGATAGAGTTTTGACAGATTTGAGATTAGAATTAGATAAACAACACAAATGTTTATTGTTAAAAGATAGTAAGATCAAAGACAAGGATTGTCAATGATAGAAATATTTTTAGAAATGCCGATGGAATATAAAGTAATGATTTTATCGTGTATTACAATCATAGTTTACGAATTTATCAAAGATGAAAAAAGCAAAAACACAAACAAAAAATATGAGAATTAAGAAAATGCTAAAGCGTGAGTTAGTAAGCAATAACAAATATAAAACTACATATAAAGATATTAAAAAGTATTTTGCTATATTAAATAAATCAATATTTAAAAATATATTACAACCGTTTAACGATATACAATTAAAAGATTTAAAATGGCAAAAGTGTTATGGTCAAGTTATACTATGGGAATGGAAAGGCAAAGGTACTGTTCAATTTCATTTACAAATGTTACCAAAATACAGAAATAAAAAAGAGTTTGTGGAAACACTGGCACACGAAATGATTCATTTGTATCAAATGCTACATAAAAATGATACAGGTAATCACAATAAATTATTTTATTCATTTAGACCGAAGTTAAACAAAATCGGTTTAGATTTATAATCAACTGAAAGATATATTATGGCAAGGAAAGTGAAAGAGTTAGACCCCTACATCAAGGCAAGAGTAGGAGAGGCATTAATACAATTAGGTGAACTGGTAAAACCTTCTAATTTATCAGGTACAAGTAAACTATACTACACAGGACAATGGGCAAAAGACGTGTACGATAATTTTACAAATAAACAAGCGGCTGTAATCTTTAGCAAAGTAAGAAAGTTAGAATCAAACTTAACATTTTATCAATCAAAACTAGAAACATTTAAGGACCACGAAGGTGTTGAATGGACAGGATATGATTACTATGCTAAAAAAATTTAAAACTATATTTCAGACATTGATGGTAGTTTTTGTTGTATTGTTTTGTACAATAACATTTTTACACTATGTTGATGATGTAAAGGCAAGAGCAGAGGCAAGTATACCACAAAAACCTGACTTTGAACACACAAACAATCAACAATTTTTAGATAACATTTTACAATGTGTTGATTATGTGTATTGGAAAAATAAAGATTTTGAAAAAGTAAATGTAGAACTATTACTTGCTCAGGCAGCATTAGAATCTGGTTGGGGTGATAGTAGGTTTGCCAAAGTTGGTAAAAACTTATTTGGTATAAGAACATATGATTTACAAGACCCACATATGTTACCATCAAATACTCCAAAGAAATGGGGTGTTAGAGTTTATGAACACGAATGTTATAGTATAGAACACTATATTAAAATACTAAATAATGGTACGAACTTTGTAGATTATAGGAAGTTAAGAGATGATGGAATTGACGATCCATTTATATTAGTTGAAACACTTGACGCCTACGCTTCAGATAAAGATTATTTTCCTAAAATTAAAAGTATAATAAGAAAAATTAGAAAAGATTATAATATACAATAATGTTTTTAACTATACTAACATTTCTATCGGCCATTTCTATATCTGTTATAGCGGCTGGGTATTCAATCATTGGACTAGCGACATTGTTTGCTGGTGCTGTGATACCTATTATTGCTATGGGTTCAGCACTAGAAGTTGGTAAGTTAGTAGCGGCTAGTTGGTTATATAATAATTGGGATAGTGATGTTCCACGTTTATTAAAAGCATATCTCTTTGGCGCCATTATAGTTTTAATATTCATTACATCAATGGGTATCTTTGGGTTTCTATCAAAGGCACACCTTGACCAAGTTAAACCTACATCAAGTAACAATATCAAAATAGAATTATTAGATAATCAAATTAAATCACAACAAAATATTATAGACAGATCACAAAAGACATTAGATCAATTAGATAAAGCATTAGAAGTTTATATTGAAAAAGAATTTGTAACTAGAGGTTTAAAAGAACGTAAGAAACAAGAAGTAGAAAGAAACGAATTAAATAATGCAATTAAAGAAGCAAGTAATGAGATTGCTAAACTATCCGAAGAAAAAGGAACATTAAGTTTAGAACAAAATAAAATAGAAGCAGAAGTAGGACCTATTAAATATGTGGCAGAATTAATCTATGGAGTGAATGCTGAAGACAACTTTGACAAGGCTGTTCGTATAGTGATATTGATACTCATATTTGTATTTGACCCACTCGCTGTACTGCTCTTAATCGCCGCAAACATATCATTAAGACAATGGCGTATGAAAAGACAAATTGTTAAAACAGAAAAGCAATATACTTTACAACAAAAACTAGAGAAAGAAAAAAAGAAGGCAGAAAGATTCAAAGAAAAGAGTAGAGACTACAAGAAAATGGTTGCTCAATTCGCAGATTTAAAAGACCTTTCACCAGATGAAGTGAAGTTAAAATTAGATCAAATATATGACGTA